TATTCACCTTGGTTACAGTCGTACTCAACTGCGGTGGCACGGGTCATAAGTTCTTGTTCTTGCAGTAGTTGGCTAAGCTGTGCTTCACCAACGGTTTTAATTGCAGACATACGTGCAGCTCGTGCTGTAATGTAGCTCTGAATAGGGGGCGGTACATCATCAAACTCATACAGCCAAGTAATATCAGCTTTAATATCTTGTTTGAATTTATATGTGTGATTGAGTCGGTCGTAGAGTTTCTTTCCACGTCGTACTACATCATAGTCATCACGATGTTGATCTTCATTTGTATCGACCTGTAAAGCATTGGTAGGATACAAGATCTCTTCAGTTGTAGAGTCGGGCTTGAGCGTGTAGTTGCGCTCCTGGTTGAACATCCAACCTTCACTTTGGACCTGCTTGTTTACTTCTCGCAGGGTGGTAAGCACGATAGCAACCTCAGGGTTCTGAAGGTCAAGCGTGGTGACAGGAGCCTGTCCCACGGAGCTTAGGATTTGATTGACAGCATCCAGTTCGGTGGACGCAGCATAGGTGACAGGCATAGTAGTAATAATTAAAAAAAAGGGATCCCGAAGGATCCCCGTATAAAAGAACTGATATGTATCAGCCGCCGTAACCAGCGTTGTTGGAAGCGGTTTGAACCGTACCGAACTGAGCAGGTGCAGTGGCGTTACCAGCGTACAGCTCAACGGCTGCAGCAGGGTTCAGGTAGTCAGCGCCCATAGCCAAGCGACCCAAAATCACGTCACCCTGGTAGACCACGGAGACGTCACCCGAGGTGACTTGCACTTGAGGACCGATTGCTTCAACACAACCAGCAGCTTCTTTCTGGAAGATAAGGCCGCAGGAGTGCTTGAAGTCACCAGTTGCGCCAGCTCCGCCTTCACCGTACTCGTTGTTGATACCGGTGTCGGAGTTCTCAGCGTCTTCCATTTCTTCACCAACGAAGCTACCAGAGTTACCAGGATCGGTCACACCAGGGTTCGTAGCGGAACCAGAGCCATACTTGGTACCGTAGTTGCCGAAGAACGGAATGTTCATGGACTTGTAGATCTTGATGCCAGCGATCTCGATGATGCCGTTGCCACCCTGCAGAGCAGAGCCTTGGACATCACGGTTCACCAGACCGTTAGAACCGATAGCTTGGATCAGTTCGTAGTACTGGCGAGGGTTGAGAACGCCCACACGTCCGTCGCTGCTGACACCCTTTTCGTCGAGTGCAGCTGCAGCGTCGTAGAACGCGGAGATCAGGTTAGAAGAGTTGTAAGCATCAGAAGCGTTGGTGGTAGAACCGACGCGGATCTGAGTACCGCCGGGCTCAATGAAGCCAGTCTTCTGGACCGGGGACTTAGCACGTGCACCACGAGTGATAGCACGGAAGATCAGACGGTCATACTTTTGTGCGAGAGCGTAACCGATCTTCTTAGAGATTTCGGAACGCAGGTCGTAATGAGAAAGGGTCTCATCAAGGTCGTAGACGAAGGCGCTGGAGATCAGCAGGTCATCGACAGTGATGGTCTTTTCGGCCACCGGCGGCGCACCGTCGGAGTTACCGAGGATTGCGTTGCCAGGAGTATGGTACTCAGCCTTGGTACGACCGGTGTAGATGAACTGCATGGACCGGCCTCCGGTCAGGGTGCGCTTCATCACCAGGTCACGAGCGATCGCGTTATACTCGAAACCTTTGAACATCTCACCTGAAAAGAGCTTCAGGTAAAGAGCGCGGGCGTCACCCGCAGCGTTGCGTTGACCAGCACGTGTAAGGCTAGTCGGCGCAGCAGTAGATTGTTGTGCCATTTTTAAAGGAGTAAAGTTAGTTTAGACTTCTCCCAAACGTTTGGAAATTTTTGTTGCAAAATGTTGTGGTCTATCCCACCGTCATGACGGTTAGAGGTATCGGCGTACCGGCTCCAACCAATAACTGAAGGGAGGAATCGAACCTCCCTCTAAGTCACCAGATCAGTTTAGAACAGCTTTTTTATATGCTGTGCCACGATAGCACAGTGCTACTTCTTTTTGTTCACGGAGCATTTTGTTATACTCTTTGATGATGAAGCGCTTTTCGAGATCAGACATAGTTCGTACAGGAATAAACCTAAGCCCCGTTCCATGCTTAGGCAGTCATGCGTCCAATGCTGCTTCGAGCACCATCTTGGTAAACTGTGTTTCTAAGAACTCAATATCAATCTGTTCTTGTGGATGACCACCAGACCAGTTTCGTTTGTATTCTCTTAGGGCGTCACGGATAATACGTGCACCACCATCGTCTACTCGAATGTCAAACATAGGATGAACGTACGAATGTTATTTAAGAAGTTTCTGAAGACGTTGGATCTCTTTCAGAACCTCATTTGCTTCTTTAGTATTTCCTTTAGCCTGCAAGCCAGCGGCTTGTAAACGCAGGTTACGGATTTTAAAAGAAGCTGTTGCTCTAGATTCAGCCATTAGCCAATAGCAGGAGCAGTCAGCGCGACAGGAGTAGTGTCGGCTGCTGCCAGATCAAGTGGAAAATTGTGGGCGTTGCGTTCGTGCATGACCTCCATGCCGAGACCAGCTCGGTTCAGGATGTCCGCCCACGTATTGATGACGTGACCTTCACGGTCTTGGATGGATTGGTTGAAGTTAAATCCATTGAGGTTGAAAGCCATAGTGCTGACACCTAGTGCAGTGAACCAGATACCAACCACAGGCCAAGCAGCCAGGAAGAAATGCAGACTACGACTATTGTTGAAGCTGGCGTACTGGAAGATAAGACGACCAAAATAACCATGAGCGGCAACAATGTTGTAAGTCTCTTCCTCTTGTCCGAATTTGTAACCATAGTTTTGGCTTACTTCTTCAGTTGTCTCACGGATAAGTGAGGAGGTAACCAGGCTACCATGCATAGCAGAGAATAGAGAGCCACCGAAGACTCCAGCAACTCCCAGCATATGGAATGGATGCATAAGGATATTATGCTCTGCCTGAAAGACAAACATATAATTAAAGGTACCTGAAATGCCGAGTGGCATTGCATCAGAGAAGGATCCTTGTCCGAAGGGATACACCAGAAAGACGGCACTCGCTGCTGCAACAGGTGCAGAGTAAGCGACGAAGATCCAGGGGCGCATACCTAGTCGATAGCTAAGTTCCCACTCTCGTCCCATGTAAGAATAGATACCAATGAGGAAGTGGAACACGACGAGCTGGAACGGACCCCCGTTGTAGAGCCATTCATCAAGTGTAGCAGCTTCCCAAATTGGGTAGAAGTGTAGTCCGATGGCATTGCTGCTCGGAACGACGGCTCCCGATATGATGTTGTTTCCATAGAGGAGGGAGCCTGCGACTGGTTCTCGAATTCCATCAATGTCTACAGGCGGTGCTGCCACGAAGGCAGTTACAAAACAAATAGTGGCAGCCAGCAGGGTCGGGATCATAAGGATACCAAACCAGCCAACATAAAGACGGTTGTTAGTGGACGTCACCCAACGGCAGAACTCTTCCCAAGTAGAACGAGACTGCCTCTGTGAAAGAATAGCGGTCATTAAAAGTGCGGTGTTGTAGTTTACGTGGGTATGTATTTGAGCACTTTAATGAAGCCCGCCCAAGGCTCACATCCAGTGGCGGGCTGTATAGATCAGAAGCTGTACTTCAGACCAGCCTTGGTGCCGTAGGAGTTGGTGTCATCGAACGCAGCCGACAGCTCACCATAGACGGAGAGCTTTTCAGAAGCAGCGACGGAGCCAAAGACCTTACCAGTCAGCACGGTGTCCTGCTCGCCACCATCAGGGACGACAACAGAAGGACCGCCTTGGATGCCCCAAGAACCGAAAGGACCTTCAGACTCATAACCGACATGGAAGTCGGTAGTCTGAGAGGTGAAGTCGGAGCCGGTAAAGCCAGCATTGTTTTCAACGTTCACGTAGGGACCAGCAATAGCGGCACCGTGTGCCATGCCGAGGAGGAGACCGGAAGCGATAATAGATTTCATGTGTGTGTGTTACTTTTTCTTAGCAGTTTTAGCGGAGCGTCGGAAGTTAGCAGCCGTGGGTGCTCCTTTAGACCCAGGCTTTCTCATTTTTTCGCCACTACCAGCAGCGATCCTTTTTCTTTTAGCATGAATGTTGGCATATAGGCCAGGTTTTTGTTTAGCCATTTAGCATTTCCATTTGCGTAGTGCCAGCGCCTTGCGGGTTGGCTTTCCATTCTTTCGCATCGGTCCTTTGACGCCTTTCATTCTAGCGCAGAAGGACCGCTTGCGTGGACCACCACCAGGCTGAGGAGCCTTAAGGTTAGACCCAGTTGCACGGTTGTATTTACGACGACCGGCAGCAGTCAAGCCACCGGATCGTGATTTGTGTTTACCAATTTTTAAGCTGACACTCTTAGTGCTACTTTTTTTTGCCGCCATTTTTCATACCCTTTTTGGGAGGGCGGCCTACCTTAGAACCGTAGGTTCCTTTACCTTGTGGCATTACCAGACTCCGGGAATAATTTGACCAGTGATAGCATACGCACCGAGCGCAGCCATGACGCCCAGCATAGCCAGACGACCGTTCAGCTTTTCAGCTTTTTCGTTGTGGGTTTCAGTTACATCCATAACAGTCATAGGTGGTTCTTTTGCGTAGAGGTTCAGACGACCTCGGTCTTCAACAACAGTAGACATCAGAATTCAAGATCAGAGTTTGCAAGCTTGTCCATGACCTCTTGCCGATAGGCAGGGTCACGGTCGTAGCGAGGATCGTTCATAGCACGAACAACCTCAGCTTGACTGCGGTAGCCGCCAGTAGCTTGAGCTGGCTTGCCTTGGATCATGTTGTTTTCGTAGCCCACGGTGTCATTGTATTGTGATTGGAGACCTCGCAGTGCAAGGTTGATAGCAGCGACATTGCCAGACTCAATGACATTGTCAAAAGCCTGCACAGTATCTGCGTCAAGATTTTCAGCAGCCCATGAAGTCATTTGCTGGTACTGCTGCTCACCACCTACACTTTCGTAGATGGATGATACCTCTCGATCACTCAGCTCTCGTCCTTCCTGAACAGGAGCATCATCTAGGGTGCTTTGATACCTAAGATAAGCATCGACCAGGTCTTTACTGTCCATGGCAGAAAGTTTTGCCATCGACTCTTCACTGATCTCACCGCCTTCTGCAAGTTCATCATCGATACTGTCAAACGTTGTGAAGATTTCTTCAGCTGGTTCAGTAGGCTCAGCCTCCTGTTCAACTGTTTCTCCCTGCTCACCAGATCCCAGTTTCTTTTGCAGCTCAATGTAAGCTTGCTCTAGGTCCTGAGCACTTTTATATTTACCAGCTAGAAGTTGATTCTGCTGGTCTTCCAAAGCTTGACCGACAGCGAGAGACTCAGCGTCCCGCTCTTCCGCCGCTTGAATAGCTTGAGGGTCGTTGCTTGGATCGTAGGTAAGGATTTCTGCCATGTGTTACTCGGGTGAAAGTGCTTCAGCCATCAAAGCTTCAGCGTTAGGGTTCTTGGAAGGATCCAACATAGGTGCCTTCAACATTTGAGGTGCTGCCTGTAGTGCAGCCATCTCCTGCTCTTGCTGTGCAGCTGCATCAGATTCAGCTTGACGGTCGTCAACACTCTTAACAAGGTTGAGAACATCGATGCCTTGTGCTGCTGCCAGTCGTTTGATTGCTTCGTCGGCATTGATAAATGTCATCAAAGCATCAGGACCAAGGGTCTGAGCAATCGTTTGGATGAACGCAGTCAAGGACTCACGGTCTTGACCACGACCCAGTGCGTTGATACCAGCAATGATAGTCGGAGCAACTAGGTCTTTAGGATATTTAGGAAGCTGACCACTACGGGACAGCACCAACAGTTTCCTGTTCAAGTAAGGGACCAGAAACTCTACGGTCAGCAGAGAGAAGAGACCGCCGAGCTGCTGTTCCAGTTCGAGTTGAGTGAGACGAACTTCCTCAGCAGTGGTGCGTTCAGATTGACGCACAGTCAAGACAAGGAACGCTTCAAGGATGCGACGTTCAAGGGTCTGCATCATCTGCAGAGCAGTAGAGAAGTCAGCAGTCTTACCGACTTGGATGACACCGATGTCCTCGGGTCGTCCTTGTACGATAGCTCCGTTGCCTGCCTGGGCAATAGTCTGTGGCTTGGTGGTAGAGGATGGGCTGACTACAAAGACCACCTTAGCGGCGCTTGCAGAGCCTTCTACCATAGCTTGTGACAGAGCGTTGAGTGACTTAAGGTCACCCAAGAATTCTTCAACACGTCCACGACCATAGTTCTCACCATCAACAGAGTTGAACCGGAGTACCAACCAAGGGTTAGCATCCTTCGGTGACTTGCCGTCAGTGTTTGGAATGACTTTGTCGAAAGCCTCTTGGTGCCAGACCCAACGATTGTTGTCTAGCTTGACGTGTGTGTAGATCTCCACGTCATCAGTGTTAGACCCATAACGTTGTCCAACACTTTGTTCTTTTTTAAGTTCTTGGAACTCCCTTGGTAGGAGTTGCTTGTTAATAAGTTCTTTGGTGACGATCTCAATTACGTTACCGTTACCATCACGTTCTACGACGTAGCGGTTAAGCGGGTAGTGCTTGATCCCATCTTTACCCATAAACATCAGTGCGTTGCCACCAACCACCAGGTGCTTGATAGCTTGGTGAACAGCGACACGATCGCTAGAAGAAGCAATCGAGTCCATCACCATACGCTCCATCTTAGCAAAGCTCAGGTCAAGTTCAGACCGGATCTCAGCAGGCAGTTCAGTACCGAGCTTGTCGTCACGAATCTGCAGCTTAAAGAAAGAAGTCTGAGGAGGCAACAGTGCCAACATCAATTTAGATGCCAGCGTTACTACTGCCTTACTGCCTACGCTTTGCCAGGGTTGGCGTAAAGTTTTATGAGAAGACCGAAGCTCATCACGTTGGATAAGATACGGAAGGGTCAGCTCTGAACACTCAACAGCAATGTCAAGAAAATGATTTCGGCCACTGGTTAGATGATCGTACCGACTACGTGCGTTCATTAGCCTAAGTTAGTTCCTGTTCCTTGGATTTTTAGATTGGTTCCAGCTGAACCAGAAGGTCTACGAGTTGGGATTGTTTTGATGTCACCCACTCGTTTGCCTTGTTTGTCTATTTTGTACTGAGTAGTTGTACCACTCATACCACCACTACGTGCGATAAACAATTTATCGTAACGAGCGGTGCTTTCTTTGAGCTGCTGCTC